AGTCCCACCACTTTCACATCTGGGTTGCAGGTTTTCAAATCTGCAATAAACCGATTGTACCTAGTCTCAGTGTTTTTGGGCAAAAGATGCGCCTCATCAATCAATACCAAGTCTGGCGCGGGAACTATATCAAACGCCCTCTCCCAGATACTCTGGATGCCTGCAAATGTAATTGGTCGGTCTAACACCTTTTGCTTCAGACCTGCGCTGTACATCCCAAAATCAGCATCTGGGTACAACTTCAGCAAGCCATCTGCGCCCTGCTTCAACAGCTCCTTAACGTGCGTAACAACCAGCACCCGTGTGCCGGGGAAACTCATCGCGTCTTTAATTATCTGCGCGATGATCGCCGTCTTGCCAGATCCTGTGGGCGCAACAATCAGTGGGTTATCACCAGCCTTGCCAGCCCAGTAATTGTACAGGCCATCAACAGCTTCTTTTTGGTAGTCTCTTAATTCAAACGTCATGGGACAGAACTCTTTTTTCTACTTTTAGCCTTGCAGCCACCGCTTCGTTCATCGTGGCAAAAGTTCCAAGATTGGTCTTCCTGCCATTAATATTAGCAGAGGCTCTCCATTTATTTCGGTCTTTCAAAAAACTCACGCCCTTAACACCCGATGTGTTTGATTTGCTCAACCTAGTATTCATAGCCTGTTCACTAGCCGTAACCTCACGCAAATTTACAATCCTGTTATCACAGCCGTCATGGTTAATATGATCCACAGAATTAGGCCAGACAGGGTAATGACCGTGATACAAAAAAAATCCAACGCGGTGTGCAAGCAACTTCTTTTGAATGCCGCGATAGGAAGAACTACCTGTTAAGTAATCACACGTCGATCTAACTGTCCTAACACGCCTGCTGAAAGCTGCCCTGCCACTGCGCTCAATATTGTATTTAGACGCAGAACCCGCCGCACTCACAAAAGAACTACCCTCACCTGTATCATAAAAATCTTCTGGCAATCTATCGCAGGCATAAATAAAACCGCTCTCAGAATCATATCGATACAACCTACGCATTAACTCCAAATCTTCCCACCAATTATGTTCCATTAACAATTCCCTCCAAAAAATCATTGGCATCTTCAATGGCCGTTATGTTGTTTTGATGCTCCTCTGCCTCCAAGGAACTCTTTACCAAATGTTCAATAATTATCTCAGCAACATTTGATTGTATGGACAGCCAGTGGTGTGCCTTCTGTCTATGAATCAACAGATTTATTATAATAATTGACATATCTTTTGTGGTCACTTTGTCAGGGCATACGTCCAACATAATTGAAATAATCTCTTCTAGATCTTTATGGTCCATCACTGCATCCTTTCATCAAAAATAGCTTGGCTGTTGTTCTCGTTGCGAATAACCTCGCCAGTGTCCTGATCTTCATATTCCACAAACGTATCACCAGCATCCGTAACTACAAAATCTTTCGGCATGATCTGTGGGATGTATAAATGTTCCTCACACGTCTGGACTGGCTTGCCCTTCGCGCAGCTCCACGTTCCATCCTGCTCTGGAGTTACATGGCTACAAGTTCGGCACGAAACCTCTGGTATCTTGCAGCCGTGGCACACAGCCCAATAAGAACAGAACTTGCACTGCCAGTTGCTTGGATCTTCGTGCAGCTTGGATGGTGGCGTGGCGGCAAACACAATGTTCTTGGCTTTGCTGATAAGCAATCCACCCACAGCCTTGTCGCGCTTTATGACTTCGCCATACATCTCATCGTTATTTTTATTTACTGCAAAGAAATAGCATCTGTCGATGTCGCCCAGATGCATACCGATTTGGCATTGCGCCCAATAGATTGGCTTGGATTTCTTGCAACCTAAATTCTTGAGAGACTTAAAGTTCTTGTCGTTCATTGTTTTGAACTCCAAGGTATGTGGCTCTTCACTCTCCGCAAATCCCTGACCAACGCCGTCGAGGCTCAATGCAAAGTGGCCTCCGCATCCCTCGAACCTAATCTGCTTACCAGTATCTGGGTCACGCTCCCAGACAGTAACGCCAACGGCACGTAGGTTTGCCACAATGCGATCCTCTTCGCGGTCACCTGTCTCAAACAAGCGCAACATACGGCCATCAAAGCTGGGCCTCCAAGCGTGTCTGAATTGATACCACAGCGCGCGGCTGCACTCGTTCCCAATTTGTGATCCACCAAGGTGTGGCCGATGCTCGTTTTTACGCTGCACTTTATAGTGCTGGTAAATAGCCTTAATAGTTTCAGGGTCAGAGTATATGTCAAGTTTCACGCGCTTCTCCTTCTATTCATAAAATGGGGCAGACTTGCCACCCCATCCTTCAATAGAACTCTACTTCTTTGCCCAAGGTGGTGAGGCAGATCCTGTAGATGCCGTGGCAGCTACATCCGCAGGAGCTGGAGCCGTAGTCGCCCCACCGACTGCGTCATAGCCCTTGATGTCATTAGACGCTCCGTATTCGCCATCCGCTGGCTTCACAGCCAACTTTACCATCAGGGGCTTGTCACGCAGCTCAACGCTGTCCTGTGGATTGTTAACATCGATAGCACGGCAAATACTGGAAAGGCTGCTCTGTGCAATCTGTACCGCAACGCTGTTCGGGTTATCTAAGTTTAGTCTGTCAAACACCTTGCGACCCGCGTGTTGGCCTTCGATCACTTCAATAGTTAGCTGAAGGTATGATCCCGTCATCTTCTTCGTTGGCTTTTTTTCAGTGTCAGTGATGACGCACTTATACCAATTCGCTGGCAGCGGTTCGTATGATGTTGCTGGTTCAAAATCCAGCGCGTTAAATCCATTTAAGTCCATTTTAGTTTTCCTTTTGGTTTGGTAAAAATTGGTTGAAAGGGTTCCCACCATCGAACGTAAATGGAAGGGGAGAATCTATATTAAAGCGATTTTTAGTAACTGATGATGCCTGCGGAAAGCACAGGATCTCACGCTCACCTGTGGAGATGGCACGTTTCTTATCGCCATCGCCGCGCGTAAATGTCTTCAGTCGGATTAGACCAACTAGATCGACGTTGTCAGTCCAATGTCCTTGAGACTTTTTATGGAGCTTCAAGACGTATCGATTGTAAGGGTCCATATCAGGAAGGGTCAATGTCTCGACATCTGCGTGAGCTAAGAATACCACGTTCATACCGCTTTCATAAGCCAAACTCCCCGCATATTCCCGCACCTGCCGATGAATCTCTGAGGCAGCACCGTACCCCGCCCCGAATCCTCCAGCCGCTTGATTTATGCTCTTGGCTTTAGGATCGGCTGCAACTATCTCGCTTTCGATCAAGGTTGCCAACTGAGTTATGCTGTCAATAACCAGCGTCTTAAACTCATGCTTCTCTGTTCCAAGAGTTTCAATAGCGTCCAATACTTCCTGACTGGATGTCGCCAGTGGGAACAGGCTGACATTATCATTACCTGTCAGTGACGCTGTGCCATCCTCAGTTCTGATGAACACAACTGGCCCCGGCATCATTGCAGCCAGCGTGGTTTTTCCCATCCCGCCCTCGCCGAAGAGGGTCATTATGACCGGACGTTGTCCTGTCGGCTTCGACAGTGATTTAAGATTTATAGACATATAAATTCCCTATTCTCCCATTTATCTTTGAATACGAGTGCAAATACCTCGTCTAAAATTTCATCAATTGATCGTTTCATTTTACTTCTCCTTTTTAAACATTGCATATTCGTTCCAGCCATCGATGAAACTTAGATCCGCTCGAAGTCTGGCTTGTGTCATTGGCGACTTAGTCAGGAACTTGTTGTAACAATTTATCAACAAGGCATACCTAAAATTATAATCAGCCTTTTTTTGTTTTTGCTGGTCACTGATCATGAACTCACGGCAAAAAACCATTGCGTCATTCTCATATGTTCTTTGTCCGTCTCTCCAAACTTGAACCATAGAATCAGCTTCATCATTGTTACCTAATGATGACGAGATATAGTGCAGAGCAGTTAGAGAGCTTGCCATACCGGGGAAAGATTTATAGCAAATTTCCGCACTATCCCAAATTTTTGGGTGCATCTCTAATACTTCAAACATTTCGCTGTGCGTAAGAATTGACGTTTTTCTGGTTGTTTTATTAGCCAAACTCGCCATAAAGTTAATGGCACTTCCTACCGCCGCACCGTGCTTTGTTCCGTCCATTTGAGCGCGGTCATTAAACGAACGCTTCTT